AACTCCGTCAACGATTAAAAATCCGGGCCTCCAAAAATATCCATCTGAATATTGTAGCCATGCACTTGCAGAACTGCTCCATTCAGAAACCATTCCTCCGAGACGCATAGTCCCATCAAGAATGTTTTCCCACTCTGTCTCGCTACTTACTTTCAGCCATTTTTCTCCGTCCTGTGGAGTTGCCGGTGGAGAGTCCAGTGAATTGAAATAGTCAATATCACTGACCATTGATAGTTTTTTAATGTCACCACTATGATCCAAAAAATTAGCATTATTAATCGTCTGCAATCCGTCAATAATACCCGGATCAGCAAGATAAGCCCCAGAAATAATAATTTGTGCAGAAGCTCCGGTTCCTCCCTTTCCGGCAACAAGCGTTTGGCAATGCGTGCCACAGACATACAGGGTTTCTCCAGCAGATATTGCATCCCAATCTATATTTGCGAACCCGTTAAACGCATTAGTATAATTCGCCCCGTCAGCCTGCCCATAGCTACCACCAAGAGGACGGACGTACCAAATGCCGTGTTCAAGATCAATCCACGCAGCAGAAATATACTGGGTAGCAACCGCTTCTCCGAATGAAGCAGATAGATATTGCCGTGGAGTTGACCTTACAAAAGAATCTGTTTTATAAGTTCGTATTATCATGCTGAAGAATCAATCCATACAAGCCCCTCAAACGGGGAAGTTGGTTCTGCCGTTCCCGTACACACCGCAGGGGAACACCTTATCCATCGTTTAGTGCCCGCATTACTGTCAGGAGAAATCACATCAGGAGAAGATTCTGCTGTTGCCGAATCCGCATCTAAAAGGAAGTCAACCCGAACAATATAATTGCCTACGCTCTTATAAACTGATGCCGTATCTCCATCTTGAAGAATTGCGCCGTCTATAGAGTCCAGACAATTATCTGTACCACCGATAAAATCGTCTTTGTGAAAAACCTTACTTGCTACGAATATGTCAATCATTTTTTACTCCGTTGTCGCATCTCTTAATTCAACAATATCAAAAGCTGGGAAGTCATACGTTGACCCACTTGACACGCCCTTCTCGGCATGGGTCTGAACCGCAAGAACCAAAGAATTATTATTATCCCAAATTACATATCGCTTCGATGTTCCGGTTCCCGATGCCGTAATACTCTGAGCCGTAAGGGATAATTTTCTACCTGATGTGTCCCCGTTGGCGATCACGAAATCTCCCATACCATCACCCGCAGTCAAAGCCACATTGCCAAGCGTATTGGTTACATTCGCCGGGTCTGTTGCATCGCTTACTATATGTAAGTGGGTTGCATTATCCGCTATATAATCAAGAGCAGCGTCAAAAGCGTTATCGTGTATTGTTGCCATTTATTTTCCTTTCTAAGTCTCTGTATTGTTCAATCGGAACGATTGCATAGCCATCTAAATTGCAAATGACAGGCGATAGTTTATTTTTACCTATACATTGGTAAAACAAGGATCCTTTTAATCCCGCCCTTGGAACAATTAAACAATTTACTAATTTACTTGCGTCAATAACCTCTTGCGAAATTTCTGGGCTATTATCCAGTAAGGCAGCACAGTTTTTAAACGTACTTTTTTCAATACTTCTTTGTAAATTTTCCATTTAATCCTCCTAAAATTATCCGTACCAAGCTGAACCGTCAAAATATAATGATATAAAATCAATCGAAGCTGCCGCCGTTTGCAGCACTGGTTCCGTATCGCCTTTCCAATTCACGGTTGTCCCCCATGTCACCGTTCTACTCCCTGTTGCGTCCTGAACCAGTTTTAATTGATAATGACCAACCTGTGCTGCTGATAGTGTGATTGTAATATTACCACCGAGCGTTATTTTTTGGTTGATGCCATTCATAAAACCAACTGCCTCAGAAGTCGCCTCTGTGCCGCAATCATATTCAGCCGCCATAAGGGGAGTAGTGCCTATAACTACCGACCCTGAAAAGGTATTGCTCCCTGTCCATGTATTGTTCGTAACAAGCAGATTTATCGAGGAGGCTCCAAATAGGAATATTGAGACAATGAGTAAGAATAGTAATTTTTTAATCATATTGCCTCCTTTATGGCGTTGAACCAGTCCACAACCCAGGCTGCATTGTTGTCCATGAACTCAAGGTTACACTCCAACGTAGCCATATTTCACCACCGAGGGAACTTCCGGTTAACAGGGTATGCGCTGAACCTTCATCATAGATCGCTCCTGAAATACACGGATTGCCTGTATCTGCTTTCTGAAACCCGATTATCTGCCCGTCAGTAGTCCCGTTTCCGAGTGTGATAGCGACATCAGTGGCGTAGTCAATTACGTGGAGTTTCCCAACATCTGAGGCTACCGTAACCACATAGGTTGCGTCTGTATGAACAACAACGGTATTTGGGATATCGGGGGTGTAGGAGATAGCGGCAGGTGTATATGTTAAAACAGCATTTGATATAGACGTTGTGCCATTCGGGAGTATCATTTTGTAAACAGCTACACCGCTTGGAGTTCCGTCAGGTTCGCTAATCAGCGTCAGCCCGATACTAGCGCATTGCACATACCCGACAATAGCGAATGTTATCCATAATGTTAATGCAAGAATTAATTTTTTCATAATTTACCTACTTTGGACCAATTAATACATTAAGTGTTCCGCCACCGAGTACAGAAAGGTTGAACCCTTGGCGTACAATAGGCTCATTAAAATTAAAGGTCTCCCTTCCTGCGGGAGAAGCCGCAATAGACGTTGTTGTCGGAATTATTTTATTGCCATTGTTGTCAATAATGGTCAAAGTTCGGGCTGCTGCGTCAGGGTCCCATGTAATCATTCTAATGGTGATATTGTCCGTATAGATTACCCCTGCCGTGTCTAATTCCCACATTCTGCCTGTTATGTCGTTTGCCATAATTACCTCATTCTTTCTGTTTTACTTGGTCTGAATGACCGTTTTAAGTTTGATTTAATAGACCTCGGTGTTATTAATGGAATCCTGTTTGCAATTCCTTTACTTTGTACTCGTTCGTTATATTCTTGAATTGCTAATAGAATATCAGCATATTTATCCTTGGTTCTTTCATGGGTTGGTTGAAGGTAGAATTTTTTCAATTGAGCGTATAATTCCTGTCTCTTATCCGAGTATTTATAATTAATCTGTTTTTCTTTCCATTGCTTTTCACGAATCCCGGCCATACGAGCCGGGTTAAATGATAGCGCCCTGTAAAACGCATCAAGTTCATTCGCCCTTAATTGCTCATTCCCATAGAATACAGGCACGTTTGAACCTGTTGTAACGCCTTCTGTGCTTTCCCTAATTGCTTTCAATGGCGCTCCCATTGATAAAGGCAAAATCTTCTCAAAGCCCTTGCTTATATCCCCCTGGATAAGATTTTTCCCACCGACAAAGATATCAGACATAACACTCCCAGGCGCTCCAAAAACATCACTTAAATTTGTTGGTATATCGCCTATTCCGATAGCGAGTGACCCTTTAATAGAAAAACCGTACCCGCCAAGCCCAGCTACACCATAACGAGCGTATTGACTCATGGTTTCGCCATGTTTGTTTTCTAACCATGAATACAATTCTTCTTCCGGGTCATCCATTCCGGCAGCTTTCAACATTGCCGCAATAACCGGAGTGAGAACAGAAGAACCGACTCCCGCTATCACGGCAGGGGATAACGCCATATATAATGCAGCCTTTGCCTGTCTTTTATTATAACCAAGATCCCACATAGTCTGAAGATAGTTGTGAGAAAACTTTCTAAATACATAATAAGCCCTTGCAATCTGAGCGCCTAAATCCTTACCCCTTGCGAAATATGGAAGTGTGGCTTTTCCATAAACTCCATGCCCCCTGTCTGACACTTTTTTTGAAAGCTTCATGGCGACTTTATGGTCTTCTTCCGTCCATTTGCCCTTATGCATATCTTTAATAGCTTTATATGTTCCGGCTATTGTAGCCACACGGTTTAACTGTTCCGTAACTCCAAACATTTTCATAGACCATTCTGCGAAGTCACTATATCCACGCCCAAACTTAGACTGAAGAACAGAAAGAGCCTCCTTGTTATATTGTGCAGTATGCCAGCCCTTATCTTCGATTTCCTGAAAGACTCGAAGCATGTCAGGGCTTAAAGTTTCTTTTTTTCCGAACTTATATTTGCCATAAAGAGCAGACCCAATACCGATATATCGCATTGTTTTATGAAGTGGTATACCGGCGTATCCGTTCATTGTGGCTGGTACACTCGTCACCAAGGCAGTTAAATTGACAAGCGGTGCAGACACCCTGAATCCAAGATATTTAATAACCGCAAGCCCACGAATGGAACCCATAATCCTATCAATACGCTCCTCGTTTCTAAGCATGTCTTCCATGTAAACCCTTGCTTCCCTGAATGCGTTTTCCTGTTTTTCAGGGTCAAGTCTGCGTTCTTTTACAAGGTCAAGGTATTCACGATAGTAAGACTCTCTTAGTTCGGCCAATTCTTTACGCTTTGCGTCCTGCTCGGTTTTTGTTTTTTTACCGGCAAGCTCTTTGATTTGCTGTTGGAATTTTTTAATCTTTAATTCATTCTCATGCCCGTCTTTGAAATTATCCCAAGATATATCGGTTCCGGTAACGACCTGAGCCATTTCTATTGCCATTTGTTTTTTTGCAATACCGGCAGCTAAGCCTCTTGCGTATTTTACGGAGTTGATTAATGGATCTTCCTCGTATCCCATCCAAACGTCCTTACCGACCTTTTCATCACGCTTAATCATGGACGATCTAAAACCACGGCCACGAATAATATTGGCTACCTGATTTGCTAATTGTGTTGCAAACAGAAGGTCTGTATCGGGCGTAATCCCTGCGGTTTCAAAAATCTTATCAGTGAGTTTTTCCTCTATGTCGGCCTGTGCGTTCTTGAGTTCCCATTCAAGCCTGAACTCTCTGCCCTTTAATCCTCTCGGATGGGATTTGAATCCTAACGCTTCAAACACCTGAGTGTATTCAAGTTTCGGTCTGTCAGCCACGGCTATAAAAGATTTAGAACCGTCAGCGAAGTCTCTCCATTCTGTCTTAATACCGATTTCTTTTAGTTCTTTAATGCCCTCGGAAGAACCGATTTTGCTTAAAGCCTGATTAATTAAAGCCTGCGTACCTATCGTATTACCGGCAATCTCGAACACATCTTCGGGCATTTTACCGGATACGTCTTTTTTAACACTGTATCCCTGTTTTCTGAGTGCATTCTCTCGGACTGAAAGTACGGCTTTGGAGTCAGAAAACTCCATGATCGGGTTAGTGCCTTCCTTGGTTGCGATAAGTTTGAACTTACCCGGGGGTCTTAACCGTGGGGCATAAAATCCTTTCATTTCTCCCATCTTGGCAAGGGCCGCTTTCAAATCTATTTTAACGCTCTCACCGTCCATTCTGACAGCGATTTCAGGCAAAGGCATACCTAAATCCTCATACTTCTGTATAAGATCTTCCATGTCCTGCTGAAGCAACTCAAGACCGTTATCCATGATCTGACGATATGCCAACCAAGCATCAGCGCCTTGCTCTGTGAATACACCCTGTTTAATCATGTCGGACGCTGTCATAGCCGTAGTGTAATCCCAAGCGTCACGCTCTGTTTTGAACCGTGCAATAGGTTGAGCATCCTTGCTTCGCTTGGCTTTATACACTGAATATATATCACCACCGGAAGGAGGGTTGACTACATCATATGGTAATCTTGTCTTGTTCCGGTCGGATTTCGTTATGAAGCCCTGGACTTCCTGGAATTGAGACTTGTCCTGCTTTTTAAGGATTCGTAATTTATGAACGTAATCTTCACCGCTTTCAGACTGTGTAATTCGGTTAAAGGTATGATGGTATGCGTCAGGACGTTTTAAAGCTGTCTCATAAAGTCTTTTAAGAGTCGGTATTTTCCAAAATTCAGGGGTTCGGAAGATCTTACCAAGCAAGGTTGTGTCTTTCTTTCCCTCGTATCCTTTGTTGATATTCTTAACTATATCAACCATATCACCAAGAAAGCCATTAAAGTGTTTTTCTTCTTCCTTAATTTTTTTAACAACTTCGGCAGGCGTTTCTTTTTTTGTTTCATACCGTTCCAGAAACTTGTCTGCGAAATCGGAATGCTTTGTCGAATACAACGGCATCCCTTCTTGAGCCGTTTTACTCCCTTCCTGATTAAACACTTTGCCCGATTCAACGCCCTTAATGACGTTTCTTGAGGTCCTTGCAATAAGGCTTACCAGACCATCAATAAAGTCTGCAATCTTCTGTAGCGTCCTACCAAGGGCCGTGTGTCGATATTTTGCCCTATTCTCAAGTTCCTGCGCTATATAAGACGCTCTTGCTTCCTGCGGTGACAAACCCTTAAATTTATCAAATCGCCTGACACGCCTGTCTAAAATCGTTAAATCCTTATTGGTTAGAAGCCCGGTATCCTCAAGCCAATGCCCGAACATTTCATGCGCTACCGTCCATTTATCGCCAACGTCTGATATTTTGACAACATTGCCCTGATACGACCCGGCAATGATTTCACCGCTTTCCTGTTCTTTCTGATACCCGATATTAAACGCTTCCTTGTTCGGTTCAATCGTGTCTGTAAACTCAACGGTTAATGCATGACCGTTCTTGGTTCGTACCCATACGTTTCCGTTTTCTGACGTGCCTACTGATACGCCATGAGACTTAACAGCACCGGAAAGCAGGGATTGAATGTCTTTGACGAGGTTGGTTTTGGCAGACAAGGGCGAGGTTTTGGTTGAATACTGTGTCTCGAATTTTCTTGAATTGAATCTTTCCGATAATGGGATTATCTTACCCATTGAACTTTTAGTTACAACATCAACTAACTTTCTATTATTCTTGGTATTTTTATATGCGTATTCCTTCCCGTCATCATATCCAAATTCGTTAATTGAGTTTGTATCCCACCAGACATCGGAAATATTAACTCGTTCCGCAATAACCCTGTATCCTTCTGGAATACCAAGACCTTCACTCTTTGCGTACGACCTTGACGGTGAAATCCAATCACCATTCCTGAATTTAGAATCCTTTATATTTTTAGGAACTGCCCGATACATCCATATTTTTGTAGGCCTTGCAACTCCATCAGCTATTCTTTTTTTCTCTCTTTCTATCGCTGATTTTATTTTATTAAAAGACGAGTATTCGTCATTGTCAGCTTGATAATATTGTGGCTCTGTCCAATAATCATTGGGAACGGTATCTGAATCCATAAGTTCGGAAAGATTAATATTTTCTCTATCAGGTGCTTGGTGCATCATCCGGTAATCTTCACCGGAAATATACCCGGCTTTCCTTGCGGCATCGTCTACCATTTTTTGTGCTGATTCCATATCGCCTGATTCTACGGCCTTGAGATATTCAGCATCTTTTGTTTTGTCTATTTTCTTTACCGCATACTGTTCTTTCTTCCCCTCGGCTTTGGATGGTTCGGCCTGATTACTTCGTTTTATTTCATTAATAACTTCTTCTGATGCACCATTAGATAACAGCCAATTATCAAGATAGTTAAGCGGTATATTAGCGAACTTTTTATCAGGATTTTTTTCCTCGGTATTTAACTTCTTCTTAGCGTTTTCAATTCGGTCTTTTATACTCTGAATATCTTCCGGTTTGAATTTCTTTATATCTCCAACAAGTTCCTGAATCTTTTTATCACGCCCTATATAATTGATTTGGTCGGTGCTTTTAAACCTAAATGAAGGAACGGTCTTCACTGTTGGGAAATTCTTACTGACTTGCTGCTTAAAAGCCACAAGGGTATTGCCATCAATTTCAAATTCTCCATCGCCAGGAACTTCAAAGGTGTAATGTCTGCTTTTGTCCCATCTTTTTACAATTTTATAAAATTCTTCAACGGCTCCTTTTTCGAGTTCATTATCTTTTTCATGTTGTTCAATCGCCTTATCAATCTCTGCCAGCAAGTAAGCCTTTTGCTCTTTCGGTGACAGAGCATCGGCTTCTTTCTTCGGCATATCAACACTGACGGTTTTTTCTTTGTCGCCGGTGATTTCTGCCTTTTCCTTCACTTCCGCTTTCTGCTTTCCAGGTTCGGTGGTTGGCGATTTCTGAGATTCCTGATATTTTATCTGCTCGGTTTTAAAATATTGTTTAGACTCCGGTGCTGATTTGAATATTTTGCCTGGGAATACCTCGTTACGTGTTCCGGTAAAGAATAACTTAAATTTGCCATCAGCTTGCTTTTTTGCCGTTGTCCGGCTTACCGACATATTTTGTGCGCCGACAAATGGTGAATCAACTTGCTTCTCAGGCAAGGATTCCTTGACGGGGGGAGGGGGAAGCGCCTTAATATTAGTTATCTTTGATAAATTTATTGGTTTAATATTTCGATTTTTCGCTATTGCGTTAAATATTGCCTCTGTTTTTCGCAATGCCTCTTTGTCCCATTCCGTTGTGATCAAGTCGTCATTATAGGCTCTTCCTTCCAGCTTGAGATTCTCTACTGTACCACCTATTCTAAATTCTGAATGGTCGCCACCCTCTGAAAAATGATTATATAATTTACTCAGGGTTGACGGTAAACTCTTAGTGATATTTTTCAACGTGTCTGCGGCAAAGTAAACAGAGTCATCTTGACCTTCTTTAATATTAATAGCCGCCAAAGCCTTAGATGCTTCTGTTTCGGACAATCCAGTATCTTTTTTAACCTGAGAAACGAAATCAGACAAATCGGTTTTATCTATTACATCACGCTTATCATAAAGGTTCTGAATGTGTGACAGTTCTTCTTTAGTTAAAGGCGTATTAATTTTTTCATTCTTTTGAGCATAAACAGGTATTTCAATATCCTTACCATACTTACCATAAAGTTCGGTTTCGTAATCATCAATGGCGGCTTGCGCCCCTTCGCTCGTAACGCTCTCACCCTTCGCAGGTTCAACGATCTCAGGCTTGGCTATGGTAGGCTCTGCCTGTTCCGCTTTAACGCCCTCAATAACTTCAGGTATAACTCCGGTATCGGCTTCCGCTGCTTTAACCGCTTGTGTATCTTCAGTAATAATCTCGTCAGAAGTTGCTTTCTCATTTTCAACCTCCGTTAAAGAAGGGCTTGGAATACTCATACCGTCTTTTTTGGCTAGGGGTGCGATATTTTCATCCAAGCCTAAATCTTGTGTTTTATTAACTTTCTGTATTTCTTGGTTAATCTCCTCAATCGCTTCAGGTTCATTCGCCCTTCTGATTTCTTCCTGTAATGCAACAGGGTCATCAAGTTTAGCTGATTGATGGTCTATGATAATCTTGTTAATATCATCAGTTGCACCGAGGGCAGAAACCTTCGGATGGGAGGCAACGGATAAAGCATCATCGACCGTCATTTTTCCTGATTGAAGCCCGGCTGTTACGTCTTTAATAATATTATCTTTTGTAAACCCGATTGTCTGCTCACTGGCTTCGTTAATGCCTGCCTGCAATTCATCATCTGAAACACCCGCTTCCTTGGCCTTCTGATAGCCCTCACTGAGCTTATTGTTGGCAGTGATAGCACCCATAGGCCCACCCATCCCAAACCCTCCTATGAAGCCTTCAATGACACCCTCGGCTAAATTCCTCGAATCGTCATAACCCATTTTGGCTATAATGTTCTGCCAAACGGACTGAGTGGCTTCCTGTGCGCCTTCCTCAAATGCGCCTTTTATACCACCGGCAATTCGACCACCCTTAAACGCAAACATTCTCCCAAGAGGTACAGATTCAAGAATGGCCGTACCAATGCCTGAAACCCCACCGTGTAATGTGGCCTCGCTTACCGTACTTCCGGCTTCTCTGGACTGTTCGTAATCTCCGGCTGCTTCTGGAGCAGCTATGGAAGAACCGCCAAATATAGCTGCCGCTTTCGGGCCAAGTCCTAAAACTTTCATACCAAATCCGGTTGCGCCCATACCCAATGCCATAGACGGAGCAGCTTCACCTACAATTCCAACGCCTCGTTTTAATGATGGATTTTCTATAAAAGAACCACCAAATGTTTTAGGATGCTGTGCTTCCCAACCTTCCTGAGCTTCCTTTTTCCAAAAGTCGGAAACCATCTTACCCTGTTCGGCAAGACCTTCCGACCCTGCAACCTCACCAGCCCAACGCATACCGGAACCAACACTGCCTGCTAAACCCTCAGCACCCCTCGCTACACCTTGAGCGAATGTTTTTGTATATCCTGGTTCAGGACCGGGATCTTCTGGAATGTTTAAAAACCCAGCAAGCGCGGCATCTTTATCATCGTCAGATAAATTTTTATATTCCTTCGTATCGCCAAAATTAGAATGAAACCATCCTGCCTTGGCATACGATTTGTCCGTATCCGGAAGGTTTTTGTATTCCTCAGAAGATGCTATTTCGTTCCAATCTTGCACTTTAATTACCTGTTAATTTTACGGAATGGAATACTACCTTGCATCCGTTTCCCAATTTCCAAATAAGTCTGAAGTTGATTTTCAGTCTTCCCTGTCTGTGTTTTAACTTCTTTTTTTGGTTTAACTTCCGGCTTAACACCCTCAATCTTATCCATCATTCTTTGATATTTCTCACGCTTTCTTACCTGTTGCATTTTTTGCTGTGGCGTAAGCTCTACTTCTTGACCAAGACTGGTAATAATAGTTCCCCTTTCGAGAATCTCCTGCGCCTTGTTGTATTGTTTTAACGCATTGCCGAACTTAGCCTTATCGACATCAGACAGCTTTTCAACATCAACTTTTTTAGCCCTTGCTTCGGCTGTTTTTTCTTTAGCTGAGACTTCTCGCTCTTTAAAACCCTTGTCAATTTTCTTTTGTTCACCAACCGTTAAAGACTTTCTATCAGTTTTAACAAACCCTTGTTTTTTAACATCCTCGACCGTAACCGGGTTTCCTTCCTTGTCCGTCAAAAGCCCACCGTTCTTATAGAAAAACCATTCCCCTGAACTTTTATTATCTTCCGGTGATCGTTTAAAAAAGTAACTCCCTTCAATTACATCCTTGCCGTTTGTATAAACACTTGGATTCAACATTGCCTCTTTATTGTGCGCTCTTGTATTTTCAAGATCGGCTTTAGCTAATACCGGAAACTTTTCCTCATTGATTTCTTTCGCTTTCGCATAGGCTTGAAACAATGTCATTTCACCAACATCTTTTTTTTCACCTTCCTCGGTCATTGTTAATTTCATTTTGTTGTCTTTGGTTAATTCAGCGGTATATGGGCCAGGTGCTTCACTGATGGTTTTAACCATTGCTTTAAGAGCTTTATTGTCATCACCTGCTTTCATATGAGATTCAGCAACGCCAAGATTTTCCACGTACTTTCTGTAATCAACCTTAGTTCTTTCCATGTCGTTTTTGTCAATGCCTGCTTTAAACTCTTGATTTTGTTTCATACTTTCAAAATATGCAGCAAGCCCCTTTTGAGCAGACAAAGCATCTGTCTCAGGATTATATTCTTTTTGAGACACTTTTAAATCAAAGTTTTTAGGGTCTAAGGTTCCGTTGGCAAATTTATTAAAAAATTGCTTTACACCTTCATCTTCGGCTCTCGCGCTCTCCCTTGCGCCGATCTCGCTTACCGCATTAATCCCTTGCGTTAATCCCATCCAGTCTCTATATTCCGGTCTACCGTATTGATCCATAATATCCTCTTAACTCATTAAATATGCGCCAAGTCCTAGAATTAACCCGCCTATCCCAAATGTACCTGCGGATGAAGCCATGCCTAATGCATTGGCAGCAGCTATGCCGGTCATCCCACCACCAGCGGCATTCATCATGCCACCGCCAACCGTTTTATCAGGAGGAATGATCTTTGTTCTTTTATCCATACTCCCGGTAATACTTGAAGCTTGCCCGGTCATTTGCTGCGCCCTGTCCATAGGGTTTTGAATATTATATAACATTAATATGCTCCCATCATTGCTTCACGTCTGCGCCTGAATGTTTCTTCCTCGGCTGCTGTTCTCGCTCCGGTTCTTGCTCCGGCAAGCGTTTTACCATATTGTAAACCCGTCTGACTAAATTCGTTCTTGCCCCTGCCGGAGTTTGGGTTTATGCCGTACTTGGCTAAATTTCTAGCGGTTCTTTGTTCTGCCCCGGCAAACCCTGCCGCAACATCACCTGAAGCCTGGTTGACTTTCTCATTAACATCTACTCCTTTGTCTACTTCTGCGAAATATTTATCTCGAACAGGTGTACGTAATGCTATCCCTGCTTTATCGTATTTATATTTATCGGTTTCGTATCCATATTGCGCCCTCATTGTATCTGCCCAAGGAGCTATAAGCCCTGTGTCAGCTTCAGCTTTAGTTTTGCCATATGTGTATTGAGCGCCTTCCTGACCCTCCATAAGAGGTCTTAACCTCGCAGCCTTGCCCATTTCTTCATTGGCCGCTTCATTCTCAGCACCAAGCCTTGACCTCGCGTAAGCGTCACTCATTGCAGCAGTATCAGCGGTTTGTCTTTCAAGTTGATATTTTGATTTAACTGCTGCAACTTCATCATCAACAAGGTCTCTTCCTTTTTCAGACCTAAGTGCGGCAAGTTCGGCCTCGGCTTTGGCTTGTCTTGTCTCGTATGGAAGCATTTCCATATTTGCGCCAATCTGTTTAAGTTCAAGATTTGCATAGCTTACATCGGAGCCGTCTGGATTTTTTAAACCACCAACACTCGATCCTTCCGTGCCGCCTGTATATTGAATATCAGCCCCAGGTGCGAGACTTACATTAGAAAGATTTCCATCAAGATTGACTTCGTGGGTTTTACCATTAGCGTCTTTCCATCCGCCCGGCGTTCTTGTCCACAGGTTCCCGCTTTGGTCGTGATACTGTCCTTCTGGTAGATCCCTATGCCCCTTGGATGTATAATTACCAGTATCAGTGCCTTTATCGCCAGGGGTTTCAAACGACCCTGTTTTATAAAAATTCATAAACTCTTTAGCCCAACCGCTTTGTTCCTCTGCAAGTTTAGCCATTCTTGCGTTATAAGCATAATCCGGTTCTTGACCGCCGCCGCCGCCGCTTGACATAACTTTACTCCTTCACTGAATAAAACATCACACCATCAAAGTGTTTCTGTAACGTATCGTTATAAAAATACTTTGGCATTACACATGCTCTCGTAAGTTTAATTTTCTCACAAAATTTTAAAGCAAATTCGTTATCTATCGGAACAACCCCGTACATCATGGAAAACTTTAATTCATGAAGCTGTCTGTAAATATCTATTGAGGCATCAACCGTTTCCGGCTTTCCCCAAAATTCTGAAAATACGCAAAAATGAAAATCGCAATGATCCCACCTGATATTATCGCAAAGCCCAAACCCGGCTAATTCATCGTCTACGGTTACAGCAAAAAACAAAGTGTCTAATTCTGTTTTAAGTTTAGATAAAAACATTTCTTTCGTATATTTAGAGTCACCATAAAAAATAAGACTTAAAACTCCGTCTTTCCCGGCCCTATCTAAAAGGCTCATGATAAAGCTGTCAGACATTGTTCTGACACCGTCTATCTCTACATAGTAATGAAGACCGACTTTCATATCGGATTACCGCTATCGTCCAGCCTTTTCCCTGCTGAGTTTATCAGCCCGTATTCGACAAGGTCTTGCTCGGTTATAATTTTAACCGCATTCTTTTGACGCTCTAAAATTCTCTTTAGGGCCACGAAAAAATTAAATAGTCCGTCTGGTAAAGCTTTAGGAATATCAGGCAGCTTCATTCAGTTCCCCCGGTGTTGTGGCAAATTCAATCGAAAATGTTGGAATATACCCCGAAAGTTCATATTGAAATTTTCGGTATTTATATCCTGCCGGGAGCTTCCCAATTCCGCTTTCGGTTATGTCCTTTGTGAATACAGGAGTTGTCGACCCGTCAATATAAATTCTCAGCGTAACCGTATCGGATATACTAAGCCCTGACTGTGTATAAAGTTTTGTTCCACCTATAGGAATTTCACCAATAGCGTCATCCCCGATTGCTCCTCCAAGTGAAAGATCAGCGATCATTGCCGCATTCAACGCCTGAAGTTCAGCGGATATTCCAGATCCGCCAACAACCGTTGAATAAAAATTATCATCCAGGAATATTCTGAAAACACCGAGATTAACATGCCCTCCAAGGTTATATATTTTAGAATCCCAAACATATCGTTTGTAATTATACTGCTCACCAGCCCATTTTTTAATTTTATACACGTAGTCTGACGAAAGATCGTTCGGATTTTCCCTTTCATAAACAACAATATAAAATTGTGAATCCGAGTAAGACACATACCCCGCATAAGCGATATCGGCATTTAGTCTTGTGAAATCGTTTGTTTGAAAATCAAATATAAATGCTGTTCCGGCAGATGGGTTAAACCCAAAATACTTGTCATTAAAAATATGTCCATTAATACCTGCTGGGACAATCTCTGCCCAATCTATAATGGAAACAAACGGACCAGTAACATTTGCAATTCCGTTCTGGTTTAAAAGCATCAACCCTTCATTCGATGAAAAGGGAACTCCTCGCTTAGAAACAGTAACACTTCTTTTTGAAACACACGGTTGAAAATCATCCATATCAATAGACATCATTTCTTCTGGCGCGTTACCGATTACTAAAAAATGTTTTGCGTCCGTTAGAACTACAGTCATTTCGCCGAGCTTCGCCAGTGCCACAACTGTATATGGAAAACTCATATCCTCATCAGGCCATGCATGAGGAAGCCAAGGTTCGGAGAAAACAACTTTATTGTCAATAAACCCTGCGAACATTCCATTTTGAACAGCGATAAGACCCGTCAGCCCGGCTGGAGGAGGAAGATAAGTCTCTGACGAAAAGACCTCACCACTGTCTAAACTCGCCGTGTCTATATCATCAGTAACCGTGTACCATTCCCAATAATCAGTACCGGACCCGCCTATCCCGTTCGTAGCATCATCGGGATCACAGGTCGTATTATCGTTAATACATTTATAAAGCAGAGTGTTCCCGCCATCGGTCCATTTATAATAATGGTTGTTCATGGCGGTTGTCACTGCGCTAGTAAACGTCTCTATGGTCGGAAGCGTAACAACCTTTACAAATACATACTCTGTGACATCTTCCGACCCGGACATTGTTCTATAAAGGTTTAATTTGGTTATCCCTCTTGTTATTTCAGGGGCTTCTATTCTGGTAATCAGCCACGTTGCGCCTGTAGGCTTTGCAGTCTGAACAGCCGTAATAGGCGAAGAAGATCCTTCCTCTACTCTCGAAGTAAGCCACGCATAAAAATAGCTTCTTTGTTCATCCGTTCCCGTTCCGGCAACTGAATTTGTCGCAATCGGTGTATATGTAGGAAAATTTACACCGAGTTTATAATAAGCCGGCGGAACGTCAGTAATATCGTGAACTCTTGGTTCTGCCTTGCCGGAATAATAAAGTCTTACATATGGATCTGAGGCTATCGGAGAACGGACATAATCAAGGTCTACTGTGTCAGTTAAAAAATCACTATCGTATTCATTTAAAGACAAAACAGAAGCGTCTATAAGAACTTCTTCTTCAGAAGAACCGTTCCATGCCCGAAGATCGCCACGTGCCATATCGCAATTATAGGCAAGGTTGGCATCGTTGGCCTCTAATAGGTTGTCGGTAAGTCTTGGGGTTTCGCCCTTGAATGAATATGTGCCTATCTTCATTAATTTAGCTTTGTCATTGTAAAAAACGTTGCCTCAGTTGTTCCAGTGATATTGTCTATGTTGTCAACATTCCAAACGGTTACATGCACCGTATCCCCAGCTACAAGTTTAAGCACGCCGGTGGCCTGAACTATTTCACCATTGGTACTTCCAGAATCGTGTTGATTTTGAATGGCGGTTGTTCCATTTACCTTGATCCTTACAATAAGCGTGTCTGCTGCTGCCGTAACATCGAACATCGCACTTGCTGTAGCCAAGTACACTCCGTCTGATTGAACTGTAGCTGTCCATGTGTCTGTGTTAAACCAATTTCCAGTGTCCCAACCGTTCGCACCGGATTTATCATTAAACCGTAAAGTGCTTTCTCCGCTTATCGCCCACGCAACATTTCGCCACACTCTAAAACTTAGCTGACTTGTCGCGGATACTGAAATAAAATCATCGGCATAAACATTTTTAAATCTTTTTACAGAAGCACCAAGATCGACATCAGAATCCTGGTAGGGCACAATCGTACCATCTGTAGTTTTCCATTGTCCGGCCCCTCCGACCGTCACACCAAGCTCGTTTGCAATGGCACTATATAACCCGGTATCAGGATCGTCTACAAAGCTTATAGAAGGCGCTGAAGATGCACCAGCGTTAGCCAAAACAGTATGAAGCCCGTCCTCAAACCTACCCAAGGCGCCTCTGGTTAAATTTATCGAACACACAGTAACCGGGCTTGCCGTATGAGCTATACCGCTTGTACCCTCCTGCGCCCTTACAATCGTGCATGATGTTCCAGTTCTGGCCGTGACCTTGACAATCTCGATATCACCGTCAGACTGAACAAGGTGCATCATGTGCCAATCCGTCCCGCCTATGGTCGGGAACCCCGTTGCACTTGTAAGAGTCAATGCAGTTACAGAATTATTTATGTCGGCTGCAAGCGTAGTTTTTACATTGTTTGCGTAAAGCTGTTTTGCCATTATCTTTCCTTCGGCTTATTGGTTCTTTCAATAAGATCTAACCTGCCCAAAGCCGTTAAAAATAAATTGTAATTAAAATTCGATCTTTCCCATGCGAGTTGAGACTGATCCGCATCAATCGCATACGCCCTGTACAGACAATAAGGCTCAATAACCGGAGTTGCGTAAATATCGTCAATCGTAATTGCTACGGTATAGACAGGCCCGGAACCAGCAACAATATCAGCAGGGATCACTGAATATATTTCCTCAACATACCCGAAACCAGAAGCAGGCTGCGGAGGCGATACATAAAAATGTTTCGGATCTCGCTCGTCAAAAATACACTTTTCTACCGTTGCGGAAGCCGTCGACGTATGCCAGGAAGGATTCATGAGATTAAAGTTTTCAATATCATCAACCATTCTAATGATATTCCCAACTGTAGTCCCGGTTGTTCCCATATTCCGAACAAGTTTTATAAGCTGAATGCCCGCTGTTGGGATTGTCTGCTTTGTCCCGGCAACAAGAACCACCGATACGTTTGCCACGCTTATATCAGGTTTTAAAATCACTGCTTCTCTTTGAGCAGCATTGATATAACCAAACAGGTCGGCTTCGGTAGTTCTCCTGTCGGTAGCCTCGTCCTGCAATGTCTTAGCCACACTGGCTATAATCGTTGATGCTAATATAGTTCCCATTAATCTTCCAAAAAAGCGTTAAAGTCGATACCCTCAAGCTCGGTCGGAGTTGTATCCTCATTGGCGAACAATCTTAAATCCGCAATGGCTTTATCAAACAAAGCGTTATGGTATAGTGTTTTTTTCTCGTTATCTTTATCTGCAAAAATATCCCTGCAAACGTAATTGACAAGCAGCGGTCTGACAAGATGTTCAGGTAAACAACTTGGAGAGCTTGACACAAGAGTTAAAGCTGTCGGCATCTTATAATATTTAATCATAAGACTTTCTGCCGCTACCGGTACTTTTTGATAATAAAGACTCAATGTTTTAACTGCCACCCCGTAAACAGGCCCGGCTAAATCAATCTGACTGAATCGTTTAATTAAATCGCTATACGAATAATAAACCTTGATAATCCGGTTCCTGTCGTTCGAATAACAATAATAAAGATTTCTATGATAGTCGGTAGGTAGCGCAACATAAGCCGTTGCCGCTGTTGTGCTAAGAGCATTGTTCGCTGTTTCCAGGGCCGGAAGCAACACCTGCCCTGCAATGTATTTCAATGCTTTATTTAAGACACTCAAAACATTTGCGAAGGAATAGGAGCTATCTTTAACCTTTTGTTCTATCTCGGTCGATAGCTCCTGTGCGGTTTCGATTGCCATATTAGGCTCCTATGGCAATAAAAGCACCGTCTATGTCTGCGCCGCTCGCTACCGTTACAGCCGAACCAGCGATAGGAAATGTTTCTGCAACCGTAGTGTTCCCGGTAGCTGTAGAGGGAACAGGAATCAAGATTTCACAAATATGAAGCCCGGTAGCAATATCACCGCCATTATCCCCGCCTCCGTCATACGTTCCGATTACTATTTTCTTATTGCCGAATACAGTCCGGCTAACAATCGTTGAAGTAAATGCCATTTTATTTTATCTCCTTAATATGTCACACATGGTTGATAAAGCGGTTTCCCGCCTGTTAATTTAAGATAACTCTGATCTCCCCACTGGTAGGCTCTCTTAATCCATTCGCTCATTGTCTCGGACACTTGGGCAATGTCTTGAGGAACATCCTTTATTCCCCATCTGAAGTTTTCAAAAACAATCTTTTCCGTTTCAAGTTGTTCGGGAACAACCCACCATTTGTCAGACGGGCCATAAATTTGTTCATACTCAGTACACCCTCTTTTGAGAATGACCTGAATATGAGTCCCTATACGTTCATCAACTTCTTTACGGATTAACTCTTTTCTTTCCCTTCCTTCTTCCAACCCGACATTGTAAACATACCCTGCATAAAGTCTGTTTGTGTTTACCCTGTTGCCATCCAACCCACACTTTGACGGAATATTTAATCGCTTTAAAATGTTATACAAATCAAATAGTTCCGCAACTGTTGGGATTGCAATTACTACCTTGTAACAATTAAAACATGGCGAAGGGATATACTTTTGTCCCAAAGCAATGTCGAATAAAAGATCATGCCACGTCCCACAATCAAACCTTGTCTCAATAGCGATATGGATAAAGTCATGATTGAGCCTTTTCCATTGAGGGTAGGCGCAGGTGATCACGCCGTTATCGACCTGAAAACCTGCACCTGTTAGACGGTCTGTTACCGTCTTAATGATTTCATCCTTCTCCACTATGAATCCATAGTAAGAAAAATTGGGTTATACTCAGTGTTCTTGCCTGCCGTGCCAAACACATAACCAACAATCGGCTGAAGATGCAGAGCAGTTATTGTGTATGTCGCACTTGTCAGGGTCATGGTGTTTAGACAACCCGTTACTGAACCAGCTACGCCACCAAGCGTAACGTTCGCTCCAACTGCCGGAGTGCCAGCGGTCAAACAAATTGCAACACCGCCTGTCTGCGCCCAGTAGTAATAAGCTGCCGTAACAACAACCGGGGCTACGCCTACCGGCATGCTTTCCTCAACGGCTGACTCGGTTACGCCATACCAAGGCGAATGAACCAGGGTAAAATCAGAAGCCGTTGTTAAAGCTACTTTAAGCCCAGTCTCAAGGGTGACAACAATACTCGTCCCTGATGCCGAAATAGCTGAGTTGCTTACAATCGGATACTGATACCCTTCTCCGACATTATCATTGATGTGCAGATACCCACCGGCAAGCTGATTTTCAACAATCGCTGTACCCGCTGTAACGGTAAGGGTTACATTTCTTGACCCAATCGGTGTTGCAATACACCCGGTCTCGTCCATGTGAGCCGCGTCAATAGCTGCCGCAACACCCATTTTCCCTGCGGCCAGAGCCGAAGCACCAGCCTTCGCATAACGGAAAATCCTGCCATCGTTTGTGATTCGTTTCGTGCCAAGGGCTTCCTTCGCTGTTGAAGAAATGTCATAAAGCCCCTGCCGAAATCCTATGTTTTTCAATCCTGCATTTGCTCCCATTTTTTATACTCCTCCCCTGTTTGATTCAAAAACCAAACAGGATTTAAAATTAAAATTTATCAATCGTTTAGGTCAAACCACTGTGCGCTTTGTGCGCTCTGCGATTGTTACAAATCGTGTTACCGTCAACAAAGATTTTCATGGTCTTGTCTTCCGGTGAACCTTCGATAATGTGCCAAGGTGTTCTTACGAACATTCCTTTCTTGTGAATGGCAAATCCGAAATGCGAACTGTTAATCCCGAAAAACCACCCGGAAGGACAGCCCTTTGACGGAAAGATATCCATTTCCTCAAACCGAATGCCGGTGAATCCTGCCTTAACAGGAGCCGACTCTGTGTTACTCACAAACCGTTGCTGTACGGCAAGCTGAGAAACCAGGGAGTTATAAAGCGTCTCGGTTGTTGCTCCAAGGTCTGGCTTACTTTTTTTCCCAAGGCCATAATTCGCATCAGATCTGAGTGTCCGCACAACGTCAGCCGTAAGAAACTCTGCGGTTGTTTTGGTCATACCTTCCCATACGTATGTCCCGTCCTCGGACAGAACTTCGGCTTCAGTGATCCCGCCATACGCCGTGGTCGTGGTTTCGTTACACATCGCCCTTACGCCGGTGAACCGTTCAGTAGATCCGCCAACATCATCAAAAATACTCTCTGCGAGTATCTGTGTGAGTGACATCTGCGCTCCGTAAAGTTCCTCCCAAACCAGGTCAATGAACTGCTCTGCCCCTGCGTTCAAAAGGGTGTCGATACGAAGAATGGTTGCATTACCATAGCAATGTCTCCACTCAAACAGGGCCGCTGTGATAGCGTCTTTTTTGTCTGAAGAAATCGTGTCGCCTTTGGAATAAAACCCTGCTGTGTTTCCGTCGTACCGAATCGGAACACGGATCTTTAACCCTCCGCCGGGTCTTTCCATAAGACCTTTTTTGTTTTTCAAGAAATGATCGAGCAAAAACTCTGACTCAAAATAAAGATCATTCGCCTTTTTATCATCGACCATAAAATAGTCGTTTGTAGTTGCTTCCAACTGTCCCAACATTGTCATTTGATACTCTCCTTATTAGGTATCGCCTTTCAGCCTGTCTATAAGCCTCTTGATACCAACGGCTTTAGGCCCACCGTATTTGTTTGAATTTATTAACTCATCGTCTGTGTTCGGAGCCTCACGTCCAGAAAGCCCAGACGATAAACTCTTTACGTTCCCTTTTGCCTTAATGTTCGCAAGAATACGGGCCTCTATTTCCTTTTCTTTCTTGGAAAGCTCGACCTTAAGAATCTCATCTCGCGTCAATTCATGGTAGGCAGATATGGCATTGTGGCCTGGATGCTCATCCATAAACTTCTTAAGTTCACCTGAATCCCATCTTTCGTTAAAGTCAGAATGTGTCTCGGCAAAACTTTCAAACGTGTCCGTTACTTGCCTGTCCCTTAAAGCCTGTTGCTCTTTCGTTAAGGCTTCCTTTTGGGTTTCTGTAACATCCTGAAGAATCTCACGCCTTGCCTGTTGAAGCAGGTTTGCGTAAAACCCTTTGGGGTCGTCTTCCATCATGTCCCGAATATCATCCTCTGATAAATCAGCTATGTTGACTTCGGGTTCTTTGGTGGATTTCGTCTGTTGTTCCTCAAGAACTTTCAGCCTGGTTTCGGTCTCGATAAGCCTCTTCTGATATTCATCAGCTTTCTTCGCCTTATCGTTTAATTCTCGAAACCGTGGATGCTTATCAAAGCGGTCGGGGTCGTCTTTCTTATCGTCAACCTTAACATCGGTTTCCGCTCCGCCCGCTTTCGTGTCATCCTTTACTTCTCCGTCTACCTTCTTTTCCGATATGTCGCCTTCAGTTTTATTCGCCCCTGCGGGATCGGTTATCTTTTCCATCTCGGAAGACATGGTTTCGATAAGGCCGTTATCTATAACTGCTGACGTGGACGAAGTATCAACATCATCGTTTAGCGTCCCAAAATCTGATTCACTCATTTCAATTCTCTCCTGATATAGGTTCTCCGGGTTGCGAGTCCGGTTATCGCCAAATAAAAAAGCCCGACAAAGGAATTTCTTCCTTCATCGGGCTTTCTGTAACCTGTTTTACAGGGCTTCCAGTAACCGATTATACTACTTAGTTTTTATAACTTCTTTAATTTCTTCTTTTTTTCTACTATATAGCCTTCCGCTATCGTTCCGTTTGAAATATTTATTTCAAAATTAACCCTAACTGTCTCTTTATGAGACAGTATATTTGATAATTCATCAGAAATCAATATAAATAATTCTTGAAGCGTCATACCCCGCCAACGCCCAATGCGTTCCTTTTGACATACTGTTCTTTCATATACTTTGTTGTTTTCTGCTTTATATCCGCTTTGTCCGGTCCCTTTGGTATCGACTCATTATCGCCCATCGGCCTCAATCCTTCTTTCTTCATCCACTCGTGATAATTTTTCCGGTTAGGATTCTTGAGCATTTCAACAACGTGAGTCTCTTTGGAATCTTTCGATATAACCTCGCATACAGACCTTATCCAGGGAGCGTCCTGATTTGCTGTAAATACTCCTGCGCATGTGATAATCTTCTTTGCCCGACTCCCGCAAGCACAGTCGATATACTGAGGGCATTCATTACTGTTAAATATCTGCTCAACAACCTTTTGACATTTAACGCACTGGAAATCATACAGTGGCATTAATCTACTCTCATTTTCATTAATCTCATCCCGATACTTTGAGTTTCACCATCAGAGCTATCAGATTGAGAAATATTATTAATCTTGGCAATTGCTGTTAAGTTAACAGTATCACCTACGCTCAAATTTTCAATATCCATACCGAGTTTTTTTATTTCTTCGATTTCAAGGTTTATACCTAAACCCCAAGGATATTCTTCGTTTGAAGGATTTACGGTTTCAACTTGCTTGCGTTTTTTTTTAGACATCTTCATGTCTATTAATCGTTTAGACATTATTACTCACCAACCCTCTTTCCTGATACGGTCCTTGTTTATTACTCTTAACTGAAGAAACAATACTGTTTAGAGTTTTTACCCTTTCGATTCTACGGTTTTCATCGTTCGCCTTCAATTCCTCAAGTATCTTAGTACGCTCGATCTTTAACTTTTCCTCATCAAATTCAACACCTTTAATCTTAACTTCCCGTTCCAGCCTTTCAGTAACAATCTTTTCCCTGATTAATTCAATCTCGGCATCAATCTTTCTCGCGTTCGCCATCTTGACTTCAACCTCCGCACCATCGACCGGGCTTGTCTGAGGTTGTTCAGACTGGCCTTGTAAACTCTGTATAATCTGATCAAACAACGGAAGCTCACCAGACTTCACGGCTGATTCAATGTCTTTTTCTTCCATTCCTGCTATATCCTGAAAATACTGAAGCATACCTTCAGGAACACCTAATTCTGTAAGTTTTTTAAATAATTCACCGAACGGGCCCTGTTGCATTCTTTCAAGTATTTTTTTATAATCAGGGAAATCAATCTTTTCAAGCAGCGCTTCCTGATCTATCGCGCTCATCTTAAATAACTCAATAGATTCTTCTCTTTCCTGAACCTGCGACCTCGGCATCGTAGACCCTGAAACAACCGTTAGTTTGGCAGGAATAAGAAGAGACTTGCCATTAATTCTTCCAGTGTTTTTCTTCCCGTTTTTTTCGTATGTTATCCAGCGGTCCTCAGTGTACCAATTTTGACCATGTGAAATATACATCCGGCCGCGCTCTCGGATCATCTTTGAATAATTTCTAATTTTATCCTTAAGCATCCGGGATACATTTTCAAGTAAAACAGCAAGCGCCTTATACGCAATCACGTTCCTTCCGGCTGAATCGGCCTGATCTAAATCAAACGTACCGGCTATCGTGAAAAATAAATCCTTGTAAATCGTAAGCGCCTGAAGCATATTAGCGTCAAGTCTCGGAGGCTCAAGCCACTTCAAACCACTTGCGGTAAAGGTCGATGTCGGTCTAATAATTGCCGGACCACCCAAAAAATGAGTATCAGGAATACCTGAATCTTTAGGATTAACAAATTTTAAAGCAGATCCTTTGTCTTTAACTAAGGTAATCGCTGAAAGTGTTTTATTAACCTCTATATTTAAATCCTCAAGCTGCTCGTAATCGGCCATACCGAAAGGGCTTGCCGTATCGGTTACACTATAATTCTTTGAAAACGGATATTTATCCCAACAATACGTCTTTATCGCGTCTTCTACTGAAAGTTCCGGGTTAATTGACGGGTTATTATCATCAGAAAACACTATCTTCCCACCGCACCCGGCGATAATCCTTCGGATATTACCGAAATATTTAGCTTCTCCGCCAACTTCCGTATAATCTCTTACCCAACACTCAACCATTAAAACATTCTCGTTATCATCAGAAGCAACGGCTCCCGAACCGACCAAGTTTTTAATGATCCCCGCAAACGTGGCAACGTATCCTTGATGCTTTTCTCCGAGTGATATCTCAGACCTGGTATCTCCAAGCTGCTTTAAATAATCACTGTCAGCCACTATCATGTCTTTAAACTTTGAAAACTGCCGCTTAACTTTACGTACAGACAGAGGAAAAAAATGTAATACTGCTTCACACTCCTGGATGTCCCTTTCCTTAACCGGATACCACCCAAAATTAAACATCGAAACCGTTTCTGCGTCTACCTCACCGTATGGAAATTCCTTATCAATATCGAACGATACCTTTTCAACCACAGTACCGTAAAGCTCACCGTCACTTACCGACTCATAAAAAACATTCTGCTGCTCCTGCTCAGTCCACCAATTTTCACAAGTCCTCAGCATGCTATCTAAAGCTTCCGGGTCTGTTTCTCCGGTCTGAACAGCATTGAATGTTGGATTATTATCCGTAAGCATATTAACTGTGTTGTGATGCGATTTCCCTAACAGATTCGCCGTTAAAAGCGTATGTTTAGAATTTTTAGGCGATTTCCAATGTTTATTGCGCCGAAGCTCGTAATATCTATTCCACGCCTTCGTCCTCCCGGAATTTTCACGGTATTTCAAAATCTCGTCCAAGATTTCAAACACCCTGTACCCGACCTTCGGATCGCCTTCTTTTGGTATCAATTCATCCATTTTTTTTCCTACAGGCTCTTTCGTGGTTCAATAGAGCTGTTTTGGTTTTTATTCCACGACCGCATATCAAACATATAAATTTTGGCTTAACCGAAATTACAGACTTCCCATCAGGTGCTAACACTACTAATTTGTTAGCTTCACTATTTTCCAATGCTTTAAAAAAACTAATCGCGCAAGGATGCGTCATAGCTCTGCCTCTTTCCTCGAATGGCCTGTAATTACAATACGGGCATTTCAGATTCTCCCACAGACACTCTGCCGGGAAAAGCGGAGGTATTTTATGATCGGGCATTAACGACCCTATCATACCGCCGACAATCGGCTCCTTGAATGTTTCCGGGTCAATAATTCCTATCGGGCTTTTGCACGTTTCGCAGTATATTTTAATTTGCACCCGTGTCTATCCTTTCATCCATCATTGCAGCGCTAAATGGATCTTGGTCTATCTCGTAAGGCTTTACTTTACTTGAGGTAACAACCCCTATCGGCTCACCCCTTGTTTGCCTTCCCATCCAAAAACCGAAATAAATTGACAGGAAGTTACTCAAGACAAAAACCATAATTAAAACAATATAGAATGTTTGTTTATCCATATCTCCCCC